CTTCAGGTTGGTAAGCCTGCAGTGTTCTCTCAACCATCTTTTCCAAGTTGTCACCCGGAAGAGAAAAGTTGAGGCCGATAGGATCGCAAAGATTTGCGACCTTATCAAACACTACTCGTTGCCTCCTTGTAAGAAGGCATCGGCTCCTCTGTCCTAGCAGTCTGCAGATGTCGAGGAAGTTGTCATCTGACACCTTCCTCCACTTGAGTTGGGGTATCACCCTATCTCTAGTGATTATCTTACCAGCAAACTCAGAGAGGATGTTGGAAGATATTGACTTCTCAGGGCTCCAAGGACAGTGCATCCGGTCAAGCATGGAGATGTATTTATCCTTTAGACAGCCGTCTAGGATAACTACATCATCTCCCAGTACGAAGAACTGATTGTCATAATGACCCTCAGCCAAGTACAGAAGGAGAAGCCCATGTGTCAAGGTAAAGGTTGCAAAACTTGGGTAAAGACCCAAGGGCTGTCCTTTGCTCCATTGCAGAAACCCCAAAGGGGATTTCCAACAACCACGTGAGATCTCTGCAAAGAGGTCTACATGTTGTTGTTGCGTCGTACCATCAGGTATGACTGTGCGTAGAACATCCATCTGGATACTCAACGGAAAAAGATCCGTTGCAGATGAAAGGTCTATGGAGTGAACTTGACCACCTTTAGTAAGGTGTGACTGGATGTGTGCATGCGCTTTCGAATGATCGAAAGTACAGTCCCATGGTAACTGTTTCACCAGACCGTAAAGGGTATCGCCAAGAGGCCTTAGGGCTTCCTGGTGGATCCTCAACGGTGATGCAACAGACCTCAGCTTCCCACCAGGCTCTTGTATGAAGTGGATCTCTCCACCATATACAGGCTCTGTTGAGTTTCGGGGTGTCAGGCTATCAAGGTACTTTATCCTATCTTCTGCTCCAAAGAGTAGAGGACGATAAAGGTCCGAGTACCTGGCGTAAAGGTTCATGCCCGCAGATGTGTTGAAAATCTGGAGATCTTCCAGTATCGACTCACTTTGGATCACGGACCTTCGGCCCCAAAGCCGAGGTGCCTTCTTACCGGGAGAACCCGAGTAAGAAACCAAGGGTCTGTGCTTAGATACAATCTTACGCACATGCACGACCTGGCGTACAAACCTCTTGAATGAGGAATGAAATTCTTCATCAAGACCATCCGATGGATCAGCATTAATTGCTGATAGGAATTTTTCTTTCTGTTTTTCTGTCAATGACGGAAGAACATAGAAGGAATAAGCCATAAAGGCTTGTAATCCTCTAGAGAAATTCCGATCACTTTTCAGTGACCACCGGATGAGTGATCCGATTGGACCAGCTATCTCATTACGGCGATTCTTTCGAATCCACGTAAGAGGGGATAAGCCAGTGCTCAAACGAATCAGGTCCACTTTGAGGCTTTTCAGCCTCTTAATGGTCCACTCTACGCCTGAGTGAGTTTCCCATTTAATCCATTCCTTCAAAATTGGAGAAATGAGTTGCTTGGGAATGCCGATGACAAAGAGTCGCCGCCTAAGCATCTCCTGATGGTGTTGTAATAACAACATTGCTTGTCCCTCCTTTGGAGTGATGGCTTACCAACAGGAATGCCGGCGAGGCATTCTTTGACAGTCTTAGGCCCATCTAGGGTTAACCAAAACTCAACCATGCCAGGAGGTAACCAACAAGTGAGGCGAGGAGCAAAGAGAAGAATCCAAAACCTTGGTTCAATACCGGTGGATTATCAGTAGCATTAGCTATCTGATCCTCCGCTGAAGCCAGTTTAGTCTTCAAATCAGTGACTTCATTCTGAAGTCTCTTGATTGTCTCTAGGCGTTCTAATGTAGCTTGGTACTCACGTTGCTCCTTAGGAGTAGCGGTGGTATCCAAAAGCTCATTAATTCTGCCTATGAGATGCTTCTTGAGGTTACTACTAGGTAACCTCTCGATAGTGACTTTCTGCTTATGCAGGTGGATCAGTAGACTAAGCTGATCTGCTAAATCACCAGGCATTGACTTAGGTACTTGGAATCTTTCTGAGTTCTTCACCCCCTTCATTGTTTACCTCCAGGTTTAGGTTGAGAGTTTGGTCTCCTTAT